ATGCTGTCGATAGGGTTTATTAACTTAATAAATTCCTCAACAGCAAGAGAAATGGGGGCATCCTCTACTGCACAGGCATTTGTCTCCAGAAAGAATGGGGCTATATACTTTATATCAGATAGGATAGGTTCTGATATGGATGAGAACTCTATAAGAGGGCTTATGTTCCATGAGTTAGGAGTGCATCTAGGTAAGGATGTATTCAGTGGAGCTGAGTGGAATACCGTTCTTAACGAGGTCTATAATCTTAGTAAGGCTAATGATCCTATAGTAAACGCAGCTGTGGCTAGGGTAATGAAGGCCTACGACTACAAGAAGATAGATAGTGGGCAACCAGCTGTCTCTGGAAAACCCCATGTTAACTTCCAAGGTAGGCGTGAGTTTTGGGAAGAGGTTCTTGCCCATGTGGTTGAGATCAAACAACCAGGCCCGATCATAGTAAACAATAAACTAACCGATAAGATTAGGAATGCATTTAGAAAATTCTTCGACAAGATCATCAAGGCATTCGGAGGGTTATCTCCTTCAGCCACCCTCTCTGAACCATCTGTTACAATAGACGACCTAGTTAATTTGGTTGGGTATGCAACCACTCAAGCAGGAGTTATTGGGCTAGAAAGACATGGCGATTCTAAACTAATGTCTAAGTTTAGAGACAAAAAGAGAAGGGAGTTTTTAGAAGGTTCTATAATTAAGGAGCCTATGTATCATGGAACTAAGACTGACTGGGGTGGCGCTGGAACTCACCCCTTTATAGAGATAGCTGAATTAGGTCTTCACGTAGGTACATCATTAGCAGCTATTCAAACAGTTACAAAAAGAAGGGGCGCAACTATTGAACAAATTAGTGAGTATGGTGCAACTGCTGATGATATTGAAGTAAGGGCTTTCGAGCCAGGATGGGAGCGAAAGATATCTAATAGAGATTTAGGAAATATTTATCTTGATTGGGGCAAGTCATCAATGGAGACTCCTGAGCCTGGAACATCGTACCCAATGGGAAGAAAGTATACAACCTTTTACGATAATGCAACAGTAAAGCAGGGGTATATAAATGTACAAAACCCCTTGTCAATTAGTACAGATATAGGAGGGTGGGATAGTCCATATGGCTGGAACAACGAGGCTCTTAGGGTTTTATCTGGTGACACACCAGCATACCTAGGCAAAGATGGCACTAATAAAAACATAAAAAGTATTATACCAGTGGATGAGGATGTATGGGTTAAGATTTCTAACTTGGCTAGCAAACATATGCGAATTGATACTGATGCAGCTTTCGGTAAGATAAGTGTTGCAGCACCAGAAGGTTTTGAGCAAAAACTTAGAGAGCTTTTAATTTCAGAGGGCTATGATTCCGTAGAGTATGTTAATAACGCAGAAGATGTGGGAAGTACAAGCTATATCTTGCTTAGTGATAATCAATTTAAATCTATTGATGACTTAGCTTATGATTCGGGGGTTAGTATATTCTCTACGAAGAAAGGTATATCTGCTACCACTAGCTCCAACATACAGGAATCCAGAAGGGTTGAAAGGGAATCATTTAAGGAGGTCGCTCTTAGTAGGATAGGAAATGCCAGGGCTAGCTCTATATCTAACTGGATTCAAAGGCGTGTAGAGCCTCTCATGACTATACCTGGGTATGATATGCTTGAGACTGAGAGGATGCTAGCTAAGGGTAGGATAGGGGAGTGGGCTAATACAGGCAGGGTTATATTTGACATCTTAAACAATGCTAATACCGCAGAAAGAAAGTCTATCTTTAAATACTTTACTACGCGTGATGCTAATCCTAAAATGCTTTCTAATAGGAAGGTTGAGTTTGCTGAGAGGCAGACTATAGTTAGGGGAAGAACACCAGGGGATAAAGATGTAACTAAAACAGAGAGCTTAAGGGATAGGGTTGTAAAGACTAAAGAACTTATTGCTAAAATGGGGCAGGATTTAGTTGATGAGGGATTTATAAGTAACGAACAATACAGCGAGTGGAAGGAAAGGTATTTGCCTAGGGTATACCTAGAGCATGTCTTGGGTGGCACTGATAAGGCTGGGTTTGGTTTTAGAATGTCGCCACTTACTTATACTAAGACTAGAAAAGAACATGAGAAGTTCATGAAAGACCTGGTGTCTGGTCGCATAGACGATCCAGCTTTCCTTTCTTCCAGGTATGTGTCAATGGCTGGTTCTGACATGGCTATAAAAAGCTACCTTGATTATATTGCTAGTGACCCAGGAAATAATAAATGGGTTCTTCCTGGTCAGATCATGACGTTCAAGAAGATGAAGGGCACTGCTGATTACTTTAAAGAGTTAGCTAGGGAGATTGATTTTCGTGCTGGCTTTCTGAAGAAGAAAGATCCAGCTAAGGCCAAGCAAATGGAAGACCTTTCTTCTGAAATGAAGGAAGAAGCTGAGACTGTTGACTCAAGGTTAAGGGGGGTGGATACTAGTAAGTACACAAAGGTACCCGACTCTCCAAGGTTTGGTGCAATGCGTGGCCTTTATGTAATGAAAGATATCTGGACAGATATAAATGGGTTAGGTATAGCTGGCAATCCAGCGTGGGGTGGCCTTCTTAAGTGGAGTGGTAGGGCGCAGAAGGTATTTAAATACACCAAGGTGCCCATGAATATACCAACTCAGATTAGAAATATTATATCTAATACTATATTAATGAATGTATCTGGTACCAATTTTCTTAAGATTCCAGGTGTGGTAAGTCAGGCTGTGTATGATGTATCTCATAATGGGAAGTATATGCAACTTGCCAGGAAGTATGGCTTGGAAAGTACTACGTTTGCATCTGAGGAATTGGTTAGGATAGATAGGGAATTAGCTACGGTAAAAGCTAGGGATAATTCTTTTGATGGGATGTGGGCTAGGCTTAGTGTATTCTTTGATAAGTATCTTGATGTAGGTGGTCGTGCTTATCAAAAGAGTGAGGTACTATTTAAGGTTGCTAAGATGATAGACCTCATGGAGAATCATGGTAAGGGTGAGGCAGAAGCAGCTAAGCTAGCCAATGAAGCGTTGCTAGACTATAGTAATGTATCTCAGGGTATTAGAATGCTGAGAACTATGCCTTTAGGCTCTCCTTTTATTACGTTTAATGTTAAAGCAGCAGCTCAGATGGTAAGGAATATTAAACAACATCCCCTTGCTACCGCTAAGTATGCAGCTATACCGTATCTATTCGCGGAGATGTTCCTGTCTCAGAACGATGATCTTGATGACGAAGATTGGGATGCATTGATGGAGTTCTTGCCTGATTATATGGAGACATCTTTCAGCACTATGGTATTCCCTACCAAGAATGAGCAGGGTAAATGGGAAGCTATTGATATAAGTTTCTTCTTACCTTGGGGTGCTCACTTGAATCTGGCTAAGGATATGTATAAACAGGAGTGGGGAAATGCAATAGCTGGTACTGGTATGTTTGCTGGCCCTTGGGAAATTCCTTTGTCTCTTAAGCTTAATGAAGATCCATTTACTAAACAACCTATATGGAATGAGTTTGACCCAGCTACTCAAAGAGCGCAGGATTTGTTTAATTACTTGGCATCTTATATGATACCTCCAATGCTTATGCCTAGAGGTAGAGCTGGTGACATTGTTACTGGTGGTGGACCGTTAATTAAAACTATGATGGCAGCTGATTTCATTGATGGTAATGTGGGTAGGGATGGTCTTCCAAGATATACAATGCCTAATGCTTTATTGTCTTGGTTCGGGGTTAGTATTCAGCAGTTAGGAAGGCAAGATGTAATTAAGAAAGGATACTACAAACAAAAAGATCTAGATAATATAAACAAAAGATTTTTAAGGATGATTAATGAGCCAGCTTATGCAGGCAATAGTGCTGAGGCTATAGAAAAGAGAAAAGAATTGAGAGAGCAATACAGGGAACACTGGCTAAAGAAATATAAAGAGAGTATGGAGTGGGCAGAACATTTAAAAAGCTTGGAGAAACTTTTTAGTGAAGATAAAAAAACCTAAGCTAGTAGAGGTGGAGTGGTTGGATATATTCGCAACCTCTGGCTGGGAGAAACTTGATGAAGTTAATCCTCCTGTGTTGCATACTTATGGTTATCTAGTGTTCAAAGATAAGGATACTATTAAGGTTGCGTCTACTAAGGATGAGCATGGTGAGTGGTTTGCAACGCATGCATTCCCTAGGGGATGTGTTAAAAAAATACGCCCCCTTTCGGGGGCGCTAATTGAATTACCCAAGAAACAAGTACACAATAATACCACTAACCAGAATGTAACAAAGGTACCAGGATAGTAGTTCTATTATGGTTCTAAACATCTATCATTCCATCTTTCTACTGCTTTCTTTTTCTCTCCTTTATGATCTGGATTAAAGAAGAAGCTTACCTTGCATGGTAAACACCCCACTAAGAACGATCCTATCTGACTTAACCCACCACAGAAAGGACATTTCTTTAATTTGCTCATTAATATTTCCTCGTTAGTTTGCGTTGAGTGATTGAGTGTATCTCGTCATAGTAACCATCTCCATCCAATCCCTTTAATGAAACCACTCCTCTCCACCAGTTATACTCTGTGTCTCTACACCAACTTTCAGAGTAGTGTGGATGTGAGTAGCATCCTGCAGATAATCCGAAGATCTTCTGTCCATCTGGTCTAGTTTGTTCTGCATGATTATACAAGTGTGAATGTCCTTGCACCGCTGAGCAGTGCAGTTTAGATACTAAGTGAAACCCTACATGTGTTGAGCTAATAGGTCTACCAGCTATACCAGATGTAAAGTAATGAGAGAACATAATATTCTCTATTGAAAGACAACTCTTAAATGGTGTTATCTTCCATCCAAACTTTTCATATTGTAAGTCACTTAATCCTATTGCTCCTTCCAATTCTGGTGCTGAGTTAACAGCTCTCTCTATCCTATCTTCATGATTGCCAAGACACATGTGTAGCTTGGGCTTGTATTGTTTCTCCTTTCTTTTTCTTTTTACATCATTGAATTTCTTTATAGGTGCAAAGAGTTTTTCTTGTGCATCTATAACCGATAGTATATCTTTCTTATATCGCCTACCTTCAAATCCTTTGGTGCCTTTATCATAAGATGATAAGCTAGGCATATCTCCAAAGTCTCCTAAGCAAACTATTATATCTGGTTGTTGTTCTATTATAAAGTTACCAAGAGCTGAGAATCTTTTGTTGTCATACTCAGGTGCAGCATGACAGTCAGGTATAATCAGTAAGTCTTTTGGTTCTTTATTTTTCATAGTAATGTGTCCATAGTATGTTTAACTATACTATGTGGGTACTCCTTGCGAATGCTTAAAGTTACAACACTATTATTAAGGGAAACAACATGATGGTTGTTACTTGATCTACGAATAGTTGCTCCCTTTTCTTTTAATGATTTTAAAAACACTTTACTTTTGATTGGGTGTTTCATATTGCACATATCCCTGTCATGCATTGTTCATCACTGTTATCCTCATAGATAACTCCTCTCTTTGAATGAGCTTCTTCATAATCACAAGCTGTTATTGGTTGGCCACCTCTGCTACCTTCGGGGTATAGAGTTAACCCTCTTAGACCATGTGCATACTTAGCTACTACACTGGAAAACTTTCCTAATGTTTCCTCGTTGTTTAGTTCGGAGCCATAAAGAGGAAGATTAAGAGTGGAACTAATAGCATGGTCAACATACTTCTGTAATTCATATTGAAACTTTATTCTCCTTTCTGGATCAGCTGCTAAATCTATAGCTGATTCTATCCCATCTTTATTAATGCCTTGATCTATAAGATTCTGAGCAGCACCATCTATTACGAACTGATGCTTCCACTTAGTTCCTTCTTGCAAGTACCTCCTTTTATAAGCCACGGCGTAAATGGGTTCCACTCCCGAGGTGGTGCCAGCTAATATTGAGATTGACCCTGTCGGGGCTATGGCTCTGTATCCTTTAGGTCTGCTTAAGAAGAACCTATCACAGTGTTCGTTGGCAGATTTCTCTGACTCGTCTCTGTAAATCTTAAGCCATTTCTTTAACTCATCATTCATCTCATATTTATAACCAGACTTAAGTAACCATTCATGCATTCCCATTAAGCCTAAGCCTAGTCGTCTATTCTTTTGTCTAACTTCTTCTACTTTTGAGTAAGGTAGGTGTGCCCTTATAGTTCCACAAACTAGGAATTTAGAAGCCACGCTAACAACATCCTTAAATTCTTCTAGGTTTTCTATGCGACCCATGTTGATACTGCCTAGGTTACACACGTCAGAATCTGTCGAACTTGTTATTTCTGTGCAGGCGTTACGTAAAGTTTCGTTTTGTTTCTCTCCAAAATTAAAACTAAACCCTGGCTCTCCTGTTATCATAGCTTGTTTACAGTTCTCTATAAAAACATCAGGCATCCTACCTTCACCTATCTCCTTAAGAAATTCATCATCATAATTTAAAGAGATGTTCATCATGTCAAGTGGTGCGGGATAGTTAAAATTATTTCTCTTAACATCTGCTAATGATATATCTGTACCTGGAACTTTGGAGTTGTGCCAGTTTTTAATCCTTAGAAAATCTAATGCGTCCTCATGTTGCCAGTTTAGGGAACCGTACATAGCTGATCGCCTCGATCCTCCTTGCATAACATTGCGACCCACTTCGTTTATAACACTTAGGAGAGGCAGAGGACCTGAAGCTACTCCACCCGTCCTTCGTAGTGGCCTCCCACTTGGGCGAGCAATGCTCACATCTATACCAATACCACCTCCTGTCATCAAGCATGACATGGCTCTTTGTGTTACTTCTGACCATTCTTCTCTTGAGTCCTCCAATAGTCTTAGTAGATAGCAGTTGTTCCAGTAGCTTGCGTCTCTACCTGCGTAGTAAATATATCTACCTCCTGGTAAAAACTTAAACTCTGTTATAACTTTAATAAGATAATCCCTATCTGACTTAGACATAATAGGCATATCTTTTCCGTTGCGTGTTCCGCATACATCGTTAACAATAGTGTGCGCTCTATCCCTCCATGTCTCAAAGGTATTAGAGGCATACTTATTTCTAAATGTAGTTGCTCCTAGTTCAGTGTTGAATTCAGTCATTTATATTTTCCTTATTAATTCCTGTGCTACCAAATCCTTTCTCTCCTCTTTCATAATGAGAGATTGAGTTGGCGTTTAAAGATGGCGTTTCGTATTTGCTAAATACTAGTTGAGCAATTCTATCTCCTTCTGATATGTCGAATGGTAGATGTCCTAAGTTAGCGAGCAATACTTTAATCTCTCCCCTGTAGTCAGGGTCTATTGTTCCTGGGGAGTTTAAAACAAACACTCCATACTTGTTTGCAAGACCACTCCTTGATCTTATCTGACCTTCCATTCCTTCTGGCATCTTTAATTTTATACCAGTACCAATTAGTTTCCTATCTAATGGACGTATAACCTCATCTTTCGTAGCAAAGAGATCATACCCTACTGCCATTTGGGTAGCCCTTCTAGGCATAGAGTAGTTATCCTTAGTAGGTTCTATTATAACATAGTCTTTAGGTTTATATCTATCATACTTTTCCAGCATCTATATATTTCTCCTTTAGATTATTATCTTGTGCGTATTTAATATACTCATCCACAGTTACACCGGAATGCTCTAGAAATGTTTCCTCCCATGATTGAGTACTTTCTTCTATGCCTTCCTGTCTTGTTTTGTATATCACTCTTGCAAGTTTATACATAATTGCGTCAAATAATTCTCCTTTAGAATGGTATGTCATCAGCTGTTACTTGTTCAGCTATGTCAGACACGGCATTCTTGACTTCAGGTGACGCTTCCTTTTTAAATTCTTGTGCAGAAGCTTCAACTTCTTTGTATGCATCTGGACTATTAATCATTTGCAACATAAAACCTTTTATATCTGTAGTATATTTTTCCACACCATCTTTGCCAGTGTATTTTCTATAATCAATTGATCCTTCTACATATAAATTAGTACCTTTAGTTACATAAGAGTCTACTACATCTGCTTGCTTGCCATAGAATATTACCTTATGCCAATCAGACTTCTTGTACTCTCCGTAACCAGACTCAGTTACCATGTCTACTTGTGCAATCTTGTTACCATTCTTGGTTGATCTAATGGTTGGATCTTTCCATACATAACCAAGTAAGATAGCTTTGTTAACTCCCTTCATAATGTTTCTCCGGCCAGTATTGTTTAACGTTTTTCCATAGGGTTAATGATGAACTAAATATTTCCCAGTATCTTTCAAAGTTTTCTTTGCTCCACTCATGGAATACTGTTAGGCCTGGGTCGGTTGCGCTAACAAATATGTTAGCCATTCTCCTAACGCTAGCTTCTCCAGTATCCATGTAACTTTTTTCTACACCAGTTACAGCGTAAGCCATAAGCTGATAAGCCATAGACTCATAAGCTAATTGTTTATGGTCAGCTCCAAACTCTTTTGTCTTAAAGTCTATTGCCCATTCATCAGATATTAAATCTACCATACCACCATAGCCAAGCTTTGGTTCAGAGAATGTAACCTCTGATTTCCATTCTTGTTCACCACAGTTTATATCTAGCAAGGACTTAACAGAATTAAAGATAGCTGCGTCATCTCCTTTAGGTTCTTCCTCCTGTTTAAAGGCTCTCTCTAACATGCCGTGAATCCTTGTTCCCCTTTCGGAAGCTTCTTGAGATTCTTTTCTAGAGTCAGCTAGAATTCTTTTTGAATATTCTGCATCTGTTTCGTTTATATATCTTGGTAGGTTAATAGCGGCGTTAACAGCCTTATTAATTTTCCATTGATCAAGCCCAGGTTTAGCCAGTATATCTAAGACAGATGTAACTGAAGGCATCCATCCATGTTTCCTGGCATCACGTAGGGTAGAAGCCCTAAGCTTTCCATTCTTACTAGGTACATAGTGTTGGGGGTTCCCCTCTTTATCATACCAATGCATCTGGTTCTCCTTTGGCGCTAATTGCATCTGCCTTTCCTCGCGCCTCTAACTTAGTTACTGTTGCTTTACTTAACATCAGCGCATCAAATCCTTCTGGTGTAGCCCAGGAAGCGGGGTTCTTATCCTTATCGAAAGCTTTAGGATGATATAAATATCTCGCTATTCCCCACAAAACTCCGGCCCTTTTTAGTGAGTCACTTATCCCACCTTTTGCCGATTCAATTTTAGTATCATCAGCACCATCAGATTTAGCAATCCAATCATCTCCTATCTTACAAACTAAACTACATATCATTCTGTCTCCTATAAAATCATAGCCAACTTGCCAACCAGCTATACCAAAGACAGCATCTAGCCTATCCATTACATCTCTTGCATCTATATAGGCTAGGTCTTGATTGCCACCACCCTTTCTCCATTTTATTTTAACAACAGGGAAAGGTCTCTTTAGTTGGCGTTCAATTTCCTTAATTTGTTGACTCATATTCTTCTATCTCCTTTTTTCTCTCTTCTTTTCTAATGTTATCTAACCATTCTTCATATTCTTCCATATACTGCTCTTCTTCTTCCAGTGTCATTTGATATAGTCGCTCATCATCATCTGGAAGATAATCCATCTTAGTATCTGACATATTATATCTCCTGTTGTGGGTAATATATACCAGCAGTTATTAAAACAGATTCAACTTGATCCATATACTCTCCGAACTGTGCTACTGTTAAGCCTGAAGTTTGTATAGGAACCTCACGCGTCTCTCCTTTAAGGCTCGTGACTTCCTGCATACCTAAAACTTCCATAATCATTATGGTGTGCAGCTCGTTTACGGTATAGCCAGACTCGTTAGATGCTTGCCTTATCATGTGCCAGTACCTATTGTTCTGGTCTATTGACCTTTGGTTCTTGTTACTGTATGGTCTAACTATAACCTCTACCTTACCACTTGTCAAGTCTAAAGAATCTATATACCTGGAGCAGTCGTTCTTAGATTCTAAACTATCTATCTTAAACTTTTTATTCTTCACTGTAATTCCCATTAGCTTGCCTCAAAAGTTAATTACTATTATATCACACTTTATTGCTTTGTCAATAGTCTGTAAGCACCATCTCATTTGTGTCTCCTTATCTATCTCTCCGCTATGGCATTCAGCGTGGTGTTCATAGCACACTGGCAATGTAAAGTAGTCAGGTACTTTCTTTCCCATGCCTGATCCAAGCGCTAAAATTCTTAGGTGGTGGGCTTGTGATTCTTTACCACAGTATATACATGGTTGTTCTGCCACCCACTTTAAATATTTTTTATTCTTCATCTCATTTTCCTAAACGCTCTATGTAATTCCATCTCCCATTCCTGTATATTAGATATAAGAGTATTAAAATAATTATATTTTATATGCCTAGTATATTTAGCCTGGCTAGTGTTCGCAGTATCTTCTATACCATATATATATCTTGATCTCGCTCTATCACTCATTGATCTAGTACCAACACCAAGACATACATCACATTTATATATACTATCATACACTCTTACCTCTTTTCTTCCGTTACATTTAGGACATACAGCTGGGCTTAGTGATTCATCTAAAGCTAAGTTAACTATAGTAACTAAATCCTTTCTTGTTATACTCTTATGCCACTTAGTTTTTAGAGCGAGCCCATACAGAATCCTTAAAATCTCATCCCTCCAGTTGTATTCCAAAGCATACTTAAGCCTTGCATATTTGGATGCATCTCTACTTGCTTTAGATAATGCAATGCAAACATCAGTCCAAGGAACTCTGTTGCTAGGCCCCCAGATACTGGGCGACTTAACCGTAAGAGACTTCAGCGATTCTAAACCTGACATCGTTATATATTTCCTTGTATATTTTTGTTGTTGGGTTCATGTCTCCTGTTAGTTTTCCTGATTCAGTATAGTTTTTAAACATCTCACATGCCACTTTGTTAACAGAACACCTCTTGTACCAGCTACATCCAGCACACGGTGGGTCTTCGCCCTTGATGGCCCTAAGTATATTAAACGTTTGTCTATTCATTCATTTTATCCCCCTTTTTGGCCAGATTTTGTGGCTATTGTTAAAGGCCTGACCTTATGGAGGGGGCAATGGGTAAGTTCACATTCTTCCACCTGTTTGCGCCAAGTTCCCTTGACATAAGGGTCATATATACAATCTTTACACATAGCATTGATAGCTTTTCTAAGACTCATCATTTTTTTCCTGTAGTTTATTCATAAAATCCTTTGCTCTAAATATTATTAAGGTATCTTCAAATGAAGAACCTTTCTCTTTCAAGAATACTACGGGAGTCTTGCCTTCTCTTGATGAGGCAACAGCCTGAGCCATAGCATCCTTAATCCATAGTGGTATTTGCTTTCTATATTTACATTCAATAGAAAGATAATCACTTGTTACATCTGGTGAATCTCCTCTTGTCCTCCCTGTTACTGGAACTCTAAGCGCCTGGTCTCCCAGCTCAGTTAAAAAAGAACCGACCCACCTCTCAAATTTTTTCCATGTCTTATCCATTATAAAATTGTGGGGGTATCTCCTCTGCTGCCCTTAGTGGTAAATGGTAGGTTCCCATTCTCCAGTTATAGGTAAGCTCTCCAGTCCCACGCTTACCGTCTTGTCTAAACCTAATCTTCTCAACGATTACTTCAATGGAACACCCTTCCTCCTTAAGAAGATCGCGCCATATTATTATACCGTTGTCAGACTTATCTCTCCATCTTGCCGACCCACTAATATCATACAATGTAGGAACAGGATACTTTCCATTCTTGTCTCTATATAACTTAGCAGGGTGAGCAACAACCCATATATGTATACCATATCTCCTACCAAACTGTCTTATTCTCTTTAATGCTATAGAAATATACTCTGTTTCTGTTTGGTTACCCGATCTTGTATGTTCCAGTTCATTCCAAGGGTCAATGATTAAGCCTCGTATCCCTTTCGTTAAGACCAACCTCTTCGCGGCTTCTAAAATAACATCAAGCGACCATTCCTTGTCATCGCTAGGAAGTATCCAAGTAAAATGTTTGGTAAGCCATTTCTTTCCCTGATCTAATTCTTCCCTGCTCATCCTTGGTGTTGGCCCATCAGTGAATGGTCGCCCTATATATTTTTCTAATACCCTAGCCATATGATCTTCCAATGGTTGATTCTCTGGTGAGAATATAGCAAAGTTCCATCCATGCTTTTTAGCTATGTTCACCATTACAGCATCCATCCAATTTGATTTACCACTACTAGGAATTCCAGTAACAACAGTGAATGCTCCTGGTCTTACCAAGTAGTAAGGATCTATAGTACTCCATCCAGTGCTTACTCCTTTTTCTACCCCTCCCTCATACAATCTATCTATTGATTCTGTGAGATTGTCTGCGTTGTAAGTACCCGCTATCGGATATGGCTTAGCGTGTGATATGCATTCAGAAAGAACAGTCTTACCATACTTAACTAACACTTCATTAGCATCCTTACATCCTTCAGGCCATACAACCTTATGGCATCTATCTTTACCTAATCTCCTAGATAATTCTTCTTCCAGTTTATTTCCTGGCTCGTCATTATCTACTGCTATAATAAATTTTTCTACATTCTTAAATTTTTCTGAATGTAACCAAGTATCATTAAGGTAATCAAACTTAGACGAGTAGTCCGTGCTGTTAACAGGAGGAGCACCGTCAGGTACACTCAGACAGGTTCTAATACCAGCTTCCCATAAAGATAGCTTATCTATTTCTCCTTCTACTATAACAACATTTATATTCTCTCCTTCTATATCATCTATACCATAGAAGCAACGTTGTGCGCCAGCCTCTAACCTAAAGTTTTTCTTATGGTCACGATATTTAACATTGATTAACTCACCGTTCTTATAGTACGGGAATGCAATAGCCATAGTAAAATCCTCTAGCTGTGGCATATATACTTTCCTCTCACCTATATCTGTTTCAACTAATGTAGTCTCACTTATACCCCTATCCTTAAACCATTTAACTATAGTAGGTTTTAAATTAGTTGCAGGTAATGGGTCAGGCTTAACATACTTAGGCTTACGCCAGTGTAGAGCTGATGGCCCTACATTATCCTTACCATTGGCAAGATTGCCTGCCCATCCACAGTGGTGGCATAGCCAGACCCCCTCATCTACATTAACAGACAAGCATGTAGCTTTCTTCTTCCTTCTCTGAGAAGAACAAGTAGGACATTGTGTATTAACCTGGCCCGATCTTCCCTTAGCCGGAAGCTTTATACCAAAGTCCTCAAATGTTTTCATTTAGTTCCACCATAATTTAATATCTCCTCCCCATCTCCACTGTTAATGATATCCGACGCCTCTCCCTTAAAAATTGAAAGGCCAAGTCTCTTTTTGGTGCTCATCAGTTCTCTATAGGCTAGAAGCTGAGAGATAGCAGAGTCCACATCTTCCCAGCTTAAATCTATCGTGCAAGTAAAAGGATCTTTATGAGTAACGGTTAACCCCTTTCTCATATCACCATCTAACCATTCTATTTCTAACATTAGTCTCTCCTGTTGTATTTAACTCTTGATCCTAAAGGGTTACGATCAAATTCAGTTAGAGCTTCTTCATACAACTCCTCTAAGTTAATCATACAATCTTTAAGAAGATCCATCCTCATTAGAGGGGTTAATTCTCCAAACCTAGGCCATGATTTAATCTCTCCCTCTCCACTGTCTAGGTCAGCCCTAAAGGTTAACAACTTACGTCTATCTGCAGCCATTATCTTCTCCTATATATTATACCACATCGAAAGGCCTGTTATTTGTTTTGTCTAATATAATATTTATTTCCTCTGGAATAAACCCTCTATTAGATAACCTAACACAGTCCCTCATTATACCACACTCATTACTGTCATCCATATAAAAGCTAGACCAATCCAATACTTCAACTGCTATGTCATGATCTTCCGGTGTCATATATAACTCCGGCTTAAACATCTCTATCTGACTCATCGTATCTTATCTCCTTTTTAGCAAGCTGCCTAGCACGTTTCCTAGATTTAAGATGCTTCCCACCTTTCTTAAGTATAGGATAATTATATCGTGGCTTAGCTTGTCGTTGCTTCATCTCTCATTCTCGTGAATCGTGTAGCCAGACAGCTATCGGGCAAGTCTTTTGCTATAGCTATTGCTAACTGCTCGCATTTTTCTGCATCTGCTTTATCTTCCATAAACCTACCAACAAATAACCTTCTGATCAACCCATCATTAGGGCCATTGTTACCATAACATGAAGGCTTATACATCTCGATAGCGTAGTGCTTGGTGTTTGTATTTTGTCCTCTGAATGTAGCATACTGAGTAACGTAGTCCAGTTCCAGGTCAGATTTAAGGCGAGCCTTAGTCATTTCCCTGTAATGTTTTGCTTCAAGTTGCTCTTGCAATGGCTTGCATTCAGCGAACTTTTTCTCCCCTCTATCAACTCTCTTGCCACCTTCTACCTTCCCGTCAGCGCGTAGTTTTATAGTGTGAGTCTTAGTAATATCCCATACAGTCTTAGGACTATAGACATGTCTCCTAACATCATCTCCAGGACTGTACATTAAATACATTTTCTTATTTGCATTTGTTTCATATATTCCTACAGACTCTGGCAAGTATGCTAACATTCTTTCCATAGTTCTGCCGTATCTATGACTTCCTCTACGCTCATGTCCAGGCACGTCTATATATATGTCACCATTTTTCTTGTATGTAACAACAGTCTCTGCTACAGTAATTTGCTCCTCACCTTCCCAGCTCTGTGTCTCCATCTGGAAAATCAAGTCACCGTTATTATTTTTTACTAGATTAAAATCATTACCCATTCTTACCAAACTTATCTCAGTATCGTAGTGATCGTTAATCTTTTCGTAAACTCCGTACTCACTGTATCCCATGTCATATGAATTGTTATACCCCATAAATTTTCTCCATTCTATTCAGTATATCATCTGTTGAAGTCAGTACATCTTCCCTTATATCTGTATCCTTACGCAACACATCTACATCTTCAAGCAACTCATCCCTAATCCTTCGCCTTATATCCTCTATCTCCTGATCTTCAGCAAAGTTTAGTTCGGGTAGTATATTTACTAGCTGTTCCATCTTCTCCATTAGAGTATCATGTATGGTAGGATTACCATTCTTATTCTTACTTGATAAAACTTTCTTTACATGCTCAACGCTACCTACTATTCTATCACATAATGCTTTCCTGGATTCTTCAAACTGTTTCTCTATACTTTTTTGTATGTCTGTCTTAATACGATTAGCTTCTTCTTCACCGACAGCTACCCTCAAGTCCAGGTTATCCGCATCAGGTACTGGCCTAACATAATACTCCATCTTAAACTTCGATGCAAAATCCTCAACTGGTGGGTAATCCCATTTATTAAACAGCCCACCTTCCTCTGATGATTGCCCGTTAAGCCTATCTCTAGACTCTTGCATCATCTCATCATACAATCCATTCCTTAGGTTCCAAAGGTACTGATTCATCTCAGTCTTAGACTCTCTCCATACCTTCGAGAACTCTAAAAGCCTGGTGTTTGGTAGTAAATTTACCTTAATATCATTATTAATCCACGGTAATGTCATACTTTCAAAGGCATGTATTACTTTTCGTTTAATATTTTGAGGTTCTTTTAGGTACTTGGAATCAATAGTAATCTTATTGAAATTCCCCGAACTTCTTCGACCTCCCTCTATATTGTACTGATCTGCGATGTCATTCGACACCTGTTTGTCAACTTTTCTGCCACTTGGTATAGAAAAATCTACCGTTAACAGCAAAGCTTTCTCACTTAGGCTCATATATTTCTCCTTAATCTATTTCGATTATCTCTCCGAACCCGCACTTGTCCTTATAATATTCTGGATTAGAGTCGTATGCTACCCATATTACAGGATAATCTGGGGCATACTCAGGAAAAGAACCAAACATGTCTGTTAGATACACGAACAGTGTAGGATTCTCATCTTGTTCTTCAACCCACTCAAACGCAGGCTCAAACGCTGTGCCTCCACCACCCCTACTATCTATAACTATTGGTAGGTCATCATCAGTGTAGCGTTGCACATTATTAACAGCACTATCAACATAAAGAACGATGCATTCATCTATATCACACTCCTCAAAGATTGAAGTTAATTCTCCACCAAACTGAGGCAGATACTCTAAGGCTGAACCGCTATCATCCACTGCTACTACTAACTTACTTATGCCCTGTAATTTCTTAACTGATGGTAGGTATATCCCATCATCTATGAATCTTTTGTTAGGTTTAGTCCAGCTTGAGTCATATCTTACTAGATCATAGGCATACATCCTTAACTTCTCTCCCCATAATACTTTAGGCTCAAGGAATTCATCTATTAAACTCTTGAATTCACCAGGTAATGTACCTCTTAGCTTGCAATTTTCAGCAGCAGATACTAGCCTCTCCTTCCACTCGTTCTCTACCTCTTGCTTCTCTGATGATGACAGTTGTCCATCTTCAAAGTACCCAGTGCCACCAACATCCTCCAACCCAGGCCCATCAACTATTGTAGCACCCTTTATCAGGTCATTATAGATTGCATCAGCACTCCATCCATCATACTTCTCATCTAACAATGCACCTTCTGGAAGTTTGACACCATACTTAACAAGTAATGGGTTGATAGCATAATCACATGCCATGTTCCATACCATAGGATTCCTGGTACCTCTCCTGGTTACATGAAAGAACCCACAGTGCATTACCTCGTGAAGCAGTACACCAGTAACCAGCTCAGTACTCAGGCTATCAGCATACTTCTCGTTATAGAATATAGATACTCCATTAGTAGCAAATGTATCTATCTCATTGCGTGGCTTCATCTGCATAGGACACAGCAACATACCAAAGAACGGGTGATCTAGTAGCGCATGTGACCGAGCAGCTTGAATCTTTCTTTCTAACTGCATTAAACCTCCTTATCCCAGTAGGATATCCGTATTCTTCATAGCAAAGTCAGTGAATGCCTTAGTATCTGCTAGTTCCGGCTTGTTCTCAGACGATTCCTTCACTAACATTATACCATACTCAGCAGGCAATCGGCTCATGTATTTCAAGACAGACTCATAATTTTCTGGGCTTGAATGAAATGCCAGGCTACATGCTATAGCATACTGTGCGCTAGGATTCTCAGGAACCTTAGCTCTCCCTGGATTGTTTATGCAATCATCAGGATCAGGCACCTCAGATGCTACCTTCTCATGTGATCTGAACGCTACCGCTGCTCCTTCCCCTACATCTGCTGAATATAAGTGAAACCTTACATCATCTGGCGGGTTAAGACCTCTGGTTTTGCTCAGCTTTTCCCAGCTTCTAGGTGTGGGCCACGCCCAGTTGCTATCACCCTTCTCCGGTCTACTGTGCATGTAATCCCCGTGCATCTTAAGAAAAGATGTAACCATAGGGTCAACGCCTATCTTAATGAAGTACTTGAGCAGCCCATCTGAGTCTAACACCACCTCATAATGGGAGAATCTATCCTGTAATGCGTATGATAAACCCCTGTTTATACCGCCATGCTCACGCCTGTTACCTATAGCTATGATTATCCAACCCTCTGGAAACTTGTAGTCTCCCAATCTTTTCTCAAGAAAGAGTTGTTGTAACGATGCCTTAACCGATTCCATATTCTGATCCAGGAACTCATCCATTACGAACGCTCCATGCTCCCCATCCCTATCAGCCCTGGGTAGGAAGTCAGGTATCGCCCATCTGGAAATCAATTCCTCTCTATATGGTACACCTCGGATGTCAGCATCACCTATTTGTGTGGCCCTAAAGTCTATGACATTACCCAACTCAGACATAGCCCAAGAGTTGACCACCTCTGTCTTACCTATCCCTGACTCTCCTACTACCATCACAGAATTACCATGCTTGGTAGCAAATGTCAGATACTTAGGCAGATCAGTTACTGCTATCTTCGCTGTCATATATATCTCCTAGTTACGTGAAACAGTGGGTGGTTGTGAGCAAAGAACCAGCATTGAGTAGTAGGTAGTACCATCATCTGATTCCTTACACAGTAAAGGTGGGGTGGTATCAAAATCACCTAGCCTGTATACCATAGCCCCTAGGCTATCATCCCACACCTTAATTGCAGTCCTTTGCAAATCTTCAAAGGTTATATCGTGTGAATCATTCACATTCATTCTGTATTTCCTCCCAACTTTTATCAGAATCTGCATACTGATCCGCACTACCTGTCAGGACTTGCACTATCTGCTCTACTTCTTC